ATATATTGCAAAGGCATATCTACAACAATCTAACCAATTATTCGTAACAAGAGTTCTTGGTTTATCAGGTTATGATGCGGGTCCTTCTTGGTCTATTAGAGTGACCGCTAACGTAGATGGTACGACAATCGGGGTAGATACGGATGTTGTAGCATTAGACTTTACTGCAGTAGTAACTGGTAACACAGGTGTTAGTAATGTTTTAAACTTTACAACTCCATTACCTGACGTTATTGCTGACAATCTTAACATTCAATACTTGTTAAACAATGGCTCAACAAGCACTTACAACAAAGATATTTTTAATTTTATTTTAGGTGTTTCAGGTAACACAAATATTACAGGTACTACGTTGAATGTTTATGGTTCAATTCCTGAAACAGAATACAATGACTTGTCTGCACAATACACAACTTTGGGTAACGTATTCAGTGTTGATAGTATGAACTTATTGTTTAACGATTTAACAGATTCTGTTAATGACCCTTGGTATTATGCAACTTTCACAAATTATTCTAATAATAGTTACTCAGGTTTTTCTTGGGATTACGCGGTTACGGATTTCACTACAGGTGGAACAGGAAATTTTGACGTAACTTTATCAGGTACTGTTTATTACTACAGTGGAACTGCTTATACAGAGTACAATAACTTAGTTGTTGCAACTCTTCGTTCAAGAGGTATTTCAGTGTATGATGCTAACAATCATGGTCCTGTTTATCAAGTAACAGGATTGACTGACTTGGATATGATTTGTACCGGAGCGTATTCGGGTGTTACAAATAGTCCATTCTCAACCTTCCTATTAAGTGGTGTTACTTATGAAAATAAAACATTCCAATTTGAAACTTCATTTGGTAGTGTTGATGCAAATTACATCACAAAGGTTCTTGGTATTACTAACTTCTCAAAATCAAGAACTGAGGTTCCTATTTATGTTGAAGAGTCATATCCAGGTTTATTAAATTATGCATATAACAAAGGATTTATTAAAGGATTAAACTGTGATTTGATTGCTTTACCTGAAGCTAGGGATAAAAATTCAACAACTTCTATTGCTTGGTTCTTGGACCAATATCAAACACCAAAGACTCCATTTGTTGTATCTGAGTTAAGAGGTAACAAGGTTTATAACTTATTTAGATTTGCATCAATTTCAGATGGTGGTTCTGCAAACACAGAAGTTAAAATTTCAATCGCTAACATTTCATTCTCAAATCAAACTTTTGATGTTTTAGTTAGAGATTTCTTTGACACAGATGCAAATCCTGTTGTTTATGAAAAATACACAAACTGTACTATGGACCCAGGTTCTAACAGTTTTGTTGCTAAAAAGATTGGTTCTGCTAATGGTGAGTTTCCGTTAGTATCTGCTTACATCATGATTGAACTTTCTGATGAAGCACCAATAGACGCATTACCTTGTGGTTTCCGTGGATTTGAAGAAAGAGTTTACGATAGTGTATCAAACCCTTCACCATTCCCTGTAATCAAAAACAAGTACTTCTTCCCAGGTGAAACAATCTTTGACCCCCCATTTGGAAGTACATACGGTGGAGCAAACATCGTGTCTTCAAGTGGTGACGTTGTAAGAAGAACTTACCTTGGTATGTCTTCACAATTTGGGGTTGACTCTGACTTATTACAATACAAAGGTAAACAAAACCCTGTAGTAGGTTGGGATACTGCAACTGAATCAGCACCATGGAACTACCAAACTCAAGGTTTCCACATGGACTCAGGAGCGACTGTTGTTACTATTAGTAACTTTGAAGTAACAAGTGGTACACCAGCGTTTGTTTGTGGTATTGCAAGTTTTGATGGTGAACCAACAACTCAAGATAATCCATATTACTTCTTATACTCAAGAAAATATACATTCTGCTTCCAAGGTGGATTTGACGGATGGGATATCTACAGAGAGTTTAGAACAAACCAAGACAGATTTATGTTGGGTGCATCAGGATACTTACAAGGTTCTACACCTACTCAAAGATATCCGACAGCATCTGGTGACGGTACGTTCAAGAGAATCGTTGTGGCGAACAATACACAAGATTTTGCAAACACCGACTACTACGCTTACTTACTTGGTATCTTGTCATTCAATAACCCTGAATCAACAAACATCAACGTATTTGCAACTTCAAGTATTGATTACGTTAACAACTCTAACTTGTGTGAAACTGCAATTGGTATGGTTGAAAATGAAAGAGCTGACTCGGTTTACATCGTGACAACTCCTGACTACAACATGTACACTTCAGACGGTGGTTCTCAATACGAAATTATCTACCCACAAGAATCGGTTGACAATTTGGATGATACAGGTATTGATTCATCATACACAGCAACTTACTACCCATGGATTTTGGAAAGAGATACTGTTAACAACACTCAAATATACTTACCACCAACAGGTCAAGTTTGTAGAAACTTAGCGTTGACTGACAACATTTCATTCCCATGGTTCGCATCGGCGGGTTACACAAGAGGTCTTGTTAACTCAGTTAAGGCAAGATTGAAACTTACACAAGAAGATAGAGACACCTTGTATCAAGGTCGTATTAACCCAATCGCAACCTTCTCTGATGTTGGAACCGTAATTTGGGGTAACAAAACTCTTCAAGTTAAAGATTCGGCTCTTAACAGATTGAACGTAAGAAGATTGTTGTTACAAGCTCGTAAATTGATTTCAGCGGTGGCAGTTAGATTGTTGTTTGAACAAAATGACGAAATCGTAAGACAACAGTTCTTGGATTCGGTTAACCCTATCCTTGACGCAATCAGAAGAGACAGAGGTCTTTATGACTTCCGTGTAACAGTAAGTTCTTCACCTGAAGATTTGGATAGAAACACATTAACAGGTAAAATTTACTTAAAACCTACGAAAGCACTTGAATTCATTGATATTGAATTCTTCATCACTCCAAGTGGAGCTTCGTTTGAAAATATCTAATAAAAAACAAAGTGGGGTTTCGGCCCCACTTTTTAGCCGTTTATAAATAATGAATAGAATTAAAGAAGGTTTTGAAGGTAAGGCACCAGATTTAAAATACTATGCCTTTGATTGGGATGACAACATCGTTCACATGCCAACCAAGATAGTTTTGGAAGACACTTCAGGTGACGAGGTGGAAATGTCAACTGAAGACTTTGCAACTTTTAGAGACAGAATTGGGAATGAACCATTTGATTATATGGGTAGAACAATCAAAGGTTATGCTGAAAAACCATTTAGAAATTTTAAAGTGGAGGGTGACAAACAATTTTTGATAGATGCTATGAGGGCAAAACCAGGTCCGGCTTGGGATGATTTTAAAGAGGCAATCAATAACGGTTCCATTTTTGCGATAATCACTGCGAGGGGTCACAACCCAAAAACCATCAAAGAGGGTGTATACAATTACATCATTAACAACTATGAGGGTATTGATAAAAAAGAGTTATTAAAAAACTTAAAAAAATATCGTGATTTTGTGGGTGAAGAAGAAATGACGGATGAAGAATTAATTCGTTCTTACTTAGAACTCAACAAATATAATCCGGTAAGTTTCGGTGAGGGTTCCGCGGCAAACCCTGAAGAACTTAAAGTAACGGCTATGGAAGATTTTGTAAGATATGTGAAATCCATGGCGGCACTTTTACAAAAAAGTGCAATACTTAAAAAAGATATTGCCAATAAATTTTCTCCTAGAATGCCTTTAATTGGCTTTTCAGATGATGATATTAAGAATGTAGATGTAATGAAGAAACATTTTGATAAAATCAAAGAACCAATTAAGGTATATTCTACTAAAGGAGGAATTAAAAAAGAATACTAGAACTAGACCTAGTGAAGATATAGTTTTTTCAAAAACAAAGTAAAGGGAAAAATTTTCACACAGGTAGTATTTATAATAAAAGATAAAAAATTTAAAGAAATTAAAACAACATGGCTGATTTATTAATGAAAATGCCCATACCTTACGAACCGAAGCGTCAAAACCGCTTTATCCTAAGGTTTCCTTCTTCGTTAGGTATTAACGAATGGTTTGTTGAATCAACAAAACGTCCATCAATCAAAATTAATTCAACTGAGATTCAGTTTTTGAATACATCAACATTTGTTGCTGGTAGATTTAACTGGGATGAAATTCCGGTTACCTTCCGTGACCCAATTGGTCCATCTGCGGCTCAAGCTCTTATGGAGTGGGTTCGTTTACATGCTGAATCGGTGACAGGTCGTATGGGTTACGCTGCGGGTTATAAAAAAGATATTGACCTTGAGATGTTAGACCCAACAGGTGTTGTTGTTGAAAAATGGATTTTGTACGGAACATTCCTAACAAATGTGGATTTCCAAACACTTAACTATTCCCAAGATGGATTAGCAACAATTTCTTGTAGTTTAAGACCTGACCGTTGTGTTTTAATTTACTAATTTCTATTTATTTACTTTTTTAAATCAATATATTTAACCGTAGAACCAAACTCTACGGTTTTTTTATTATGGAAGATATATCACAATACGGACAAGAAAATTTCTCAATGCCACATGACGTGGTTCAATTACCTTCAAGAGGTATTTTTTATAAAAACAAAAAAAGTTCTGTCAAGGTAGGATACCTAACCGCAGCAGATGAAAATATTTTGATGGGGAGAAGTGAAGATGTTACCATGCAACTTCTTAGAAATAAATTGTATGAACCAGGTATGAAACCTGAAGAGTTACTTGAGGGTGATATTGAAGCAATTTTAATTTTTTTAAGAAATACATCTTTCGGACCTGAAATGGAAATGTCTTTGAAAGACCCTGTAACGGGTAATGAATTCAAAACACAAGTTTTGTTGGATGAATTAAACATCAATAAAGGGGTTGAACCTGATACTGATGGTACATTTTCGGCGACTTTACCTGTATCAGGTGTTCAAGTTAAATTAAAACCACTTACTTATGGTGATGGTTTAGAACTTAGAAAAATATTTGAGTCATACCCACAAGGTAGGGTTGTTCCAAGAGTTACGATGAGATTAGTAAAAGAAATTCAAAGTATTAATGGAAGTACTGATAAGGGTGAAATTACAAAATTTGTAGAACAGATGCCAATCGCTGACTCTAAATTCATTAAAAAATTTATGAATGAAAATGAACCAAGATTGGATATGGAAAGAATTGTTATGGCCCCGTCAGGAGAAAAACTCACAGTGAATGTTGGGTTTGGGGTCGAATTTTTTCGTCCTTTCTTCTGATTATAGAAAGTCTCAAATAGACGAATTTTATTATTTGAAGACGTTACTTGGTGTTTCATACCAAGAATTTTTAATAATGCCTATCTTTATTAGGAAGTATCTTTTGAATAAATGGATTGAAGATAAATCTCAAAAATAACAAAAGAATCTATTTATTTAGAAATTCAACATGGCTGACAACAATCCGAATGATTTTAATAGTATGGGTGATGTATTCAAGGCATATCAAGATACCTTGAACTTTAAAGACACCATAGATAAAATCTATACGGGAATTAATAATATTAATAAGTCTTTTGGTGATAGTAGATTAAGAGCTGTTGAGTTTTCAAACGCTATTAGTGATTCTGCATCAAGTTTAGTCCGTGTTGGTGCTTCTCTTGATGATATTGATACAACAATTATTGCTATCAGTGAAGGTGCTCGTAGAAATGTAATTGAAACTACAGACACAATCACTGAAATTTATGCCGCGGCACAACTTATTGGCCAACAAGCAGACCCAGCAAGACTTGTTGAGAATTTCCAAGCTGCGGGATATGAAATATCACAAGTTGGGGAAACAGTTGCCGAATCCATTGGATATGTTCAAAGTTTAGGACTTAATTCAAGAAAAATCATGCAAGACGTTGTTAATAGCATGGAATACATGAATAGGTTTAATTTTTCTGATGGTGTTGTTGGATTGACAAAAATGGCTGCACAGGCATCTATGTTACGATTTGATATGGCAACCACCGCCAAATTCGCTGACAGTGTTATGAATCCACAAGGTGCTATTGAAATGGCATCTGCGTTCCAAAGATTGGGTGTTATGGCGGGTGATTTAGTTGACCCGTTTGTGTTGATGGACAAATCAATTAACGACCCAGCAGGACTTCAAGATAGTTTAATTAATCTCACCAAGCAATTTACAATGTTTGACGAAAAGACTCAATCATTTAAAATTGCGCCGGGAGCTCAAAGACAAATTAAAGAAATAGCCGAAGCTGCGGGAATGACCGCCGCTGAATTTACAAAAACCGCACTATCTGCCGCTGACATGGATAGAAGACTTGGTCAGATTAATCTTGGTATTAATGCAACTGAAGAAGAAAAAATGTTGGTTGCCAACATGGCTAAGATGGGTACGGGAGCTTTTAAGGGTGACTATGTTGTTCAGATTAAAGACGATGAAGGCAAGGACCAAACGAAAAGGTTAAGTGACTTACAATCAGAAGAATTCCAAAAATTAAGGGAAATTCAAGAAAGTGCTCCAAAAACAGTTGAAGAAATACAAAGGTCTCAACTTGGTGTGATGGAAACGATACAAAGAGATTTGGCGGCATTACCAATCCAAATTGGATATGCTATTGGTGGACAATCAGCAATTATTAGAGGTGCTGAAGCAACTAAAAGAATTGGGGATGACATTGCAAGTGCCTTATATTCTAAAGGGGTTTTAGGTAGTGGTGAAGACTCAAGAAAATTCTTTGAAGCTGTTGGTGATGATTTT